ATGGAAAATAATGATATTGATGCGTTAATTAAGCAATACCGTCAAATTACACGTGATGATGGGAATGAAAAATATGCACAGGCTCAATTTGAATTAGGATTTATATATAAAAGACTGGAATGGCAACACATATTCAAACAACAAAATTATGGGGTAACCATTTGTCAAATTCTACCGGAGGCAAATTAAATAAGTAACATTTTTGTGTTGATTTCAGAAACCAGTATGTGGCTATCTCCTATTTTCTAACTCATGCTTCAATTTTAACAATTGGTTATTTACCTTTTCAGAAAGAATTTTGTAATCTTCAGTTACTTGCTCTTGGCTTTTATTGGCTAAAAAAAATAAATTTTCTGAAATTGATTTAAGCAACATAACCAATTGATTACGATTATCAATCCTATTATTATTAGACCATCTATCAATAGCCTTTTCTGTCAAACTTAATAAAGGTTCAAAAAAAAGTCCCGATCCGTTTACTATGTTTAACGCTTTTCTCTGCGCTGCTATTCTATTGTTAAATTCATTCATAACAATCACCTTGCTAGCATGCTAATTTTTTCTGTCATCCAAAATTCAATTTTATTTAATTCTTGCTTTGCTTGTCCAATTTCATAATTACTTAAAAGTTCACCTAAGCCTCTTGTACAAAGTATTCTAGCTCGTTCAAATAATTCATAAATATAATCGTCAATAGGTATGCTGTGAACCCCTAAATTGCGAGCGGAATTTCGCGAAAAGTCAGGTTTTACATTAAAGTGTAAAGTGTAACATGTTGCAAAATTTCTTACTGCTAGAAATATTGATGATAAATCAAATATTTCAGTAAGATTTGACTTGTCAATTGAATTTTTAGCGGATAAAAATATTTCATGAAATTTCTTACAATCAGATAAACCTGAATTATAGATATTTGGTTTCCCCAAGCTTTGTAAATAGTCAGAACTATCTGATGAATAAATTAGCCTAGACTCTAAAAAGAGATGCCAAGCAAAGGGGTTTCCTTGCGTCCAAAGTTCATCTATCCGCGCATATGTATAAATAGAATAATTTTTAGGATTAAAGCTATGATTTCTGCCATTAACGATAGCAAGTAGATCTATATCGGAAAATAAATCGACCTCACCTCGGCAAATGGATCCGAATGCATAGATATGCATACTCACCGCCTATTAAAACGCTTAATTAATATAGACATAAAGAAACCAAACATAATCAATCTAACAAGAAGAATAGCGGACAAATATAACTTTGGATATGTGCAAGGTTTGTCTATTCCTAAAAACAATTGTGGTGAGATAAGCAATGCTTCGAAATATGATTTGACTAGTGTTGGATCACCAAAGCCAATATTATGAATTAAGGAAATAATGAATAGAACCACTAGAACAGCTCGACATAATTTCCACGCAGATTCACCATTCCCCCATATTATATCCAATAACTTAAATTCTAACCACTCACTAAATACCTTGAAGCGTTTAATTCCCTGATATTTATTCCTATAGTAAGACTCTTTAGAGCTCCATGCCTTGTGAAGATGTTCTCCAGTGGCCTGCAATTCTATACTCATTGCTTTGTTAGCAGACTTAGAGTCGCCTATTTGCTGATAATTTAACCGTAAAGAACGTGCAAATTTAAGTTTTAAATTCTCTGGTCCAGGACAGCCCACTTCGAGTATATCATTATCAATTTGAGTTTTCTCAAAAATAGCATAATTAAAATTGCAACCCTCAAAGCTTGTACCTACTAGATTACAACTGAGAAATTTACAACCAGTAAAATTACAATCCCGAAAACTACAATTTCTTATGTAAGCTGCGTCAAAAATACAATATCTAAAATCCACATTTTTAAACTCAATTCTCAACGCAACTAATCTTTCAAACAATTTATTAGTAAAATCTTCATCGCATACCGAATTATCAAATTTTTTGTCTGACAGCTTTTCTCTACCACTATTCTTCATAATTCTATGTTCTATATCTATTCTATATGTTAGTACGTAAAATATTTTATATAAAAGATGAATCAATAATGTCTTTTTGGTATTTTATTTCAATAAATTTAGGAATTGTATTTATAATTATAGCGATTTATTCAATTGAAACAAGTTTTTTCAAAGATCTATTACTAAATCTTTTTGGTTGCCGTCCATTCTTGTAAATACCCCAAACTTAAAACAAGATTTAGGTATAAAATTATATTAATAATATTTATTCAGTCCCGCAGTGTAAATTACCGCATAAATTATGGCTGCAAAACCATATCAAGAAAAAACAGCGTAGGAAACAAATCAAACTGATTAAATCTGAAGTGCCGCTGCGTTAAACTAAATAAATAATTAGAGATTGATGCAAAGATTCCTTTTTAGCACGCAGTAAAGGTAAGCTGCTTATTTAGCCATGTATAATCTAGCTTTATGAGAAAATGATTAGAGTGAATGGCTGAGCTGAGTTTCTGGCTCAGCTTGATTTCACTGATGTTTTAAGAATACTGGATTATGCAAGAAAGTAAACAGTTAAGCAGTACAGATGTTTCTGTGCAAGGTGGTGGTTGTCAGGCTGATAACAGCCCTCAGCCGAAAAGAACCTTGTCTGTGGCACCCATGCTGGACTGGATATATTGATTTATTTTATCTATAAAAATTATACATCTATGCCATTAGACGCAATCTATGGTGCCAATATGGTGCCAAGAAGGTCTAACTTTTAAACAAAGACAATTGACTTAGAATTCAGAAGAAAAAGCATCATTATGCAGTTGTTTCGATCTCCGAAACAACTGAATTTACATTCCTTTCACGTAAGCTCAAAACGGGCGCACGCAAATACATTTCAGTTGTGGTGATATCCCCAACAACTGAATTTCTATCCCATACAACATCAACCCCAAACGGTTAGATGCGGTTTGTGTGTATGATGTATAGGTTTGGGTACCACCTTAAATATATAATTATCAAAAAGTTATTGGTAAATATGAACGATTTGGGTACCAGGTAATACATTTCAACCGTTGTGATCTTCACAACGGTTGATTCTTTGCTTACACGCTTTACTGAATAGCATTTACTAGCGCACTATGCCGCCTTGCGCAGTCGTTATACTTCCCTACTACCCCAACTGCCCACGGCAGAATATCTGCGCCTGTAGCACCGTTTAACGGGCTTAATACAGGGCATGGCTCTGTAAGGTTGGCTGGAATACTAGCGACTGCTGATTGCTTCGTTGATGATGCGCACCCCTGAAGCATCCAGACACACGTTAGTATAGACAGGAACTTTAATAATCTTTGTAACTTGTGCTTGTCGTTCATCTTGTTTTACCTCATTCTTCGCTTTCTGTTTCTCATATTCTTGGCTGGCTTTGTTAGCTGCCTCCTGTTGTTTGGCCAAAGCTGCCTGATACTGTCGTCGAACTTCTTCCGCGCCCTTGCTATAGCCTTTCTTGTATTGCTTGCTGCCGTAACTAAGTGCTGCAAACAACACCATCAAGGCAAGCAAAGCCCAAGCTCCTACAGCCATGTAATTAATGTTTTTCATCGCTATACCTCAAAATGCGGATAATCTTTAGTCTTCGCCCAATCCCCGCCCCAGTTTATTTTTACGCCTAATTCTGCTGCGGCTTGCTTCATGGCTTCGGCGATTACCCGGAATTTCTTTAAATCATTCCAATCTACTGGATACGGCACTAAATCCACCGCCTTGCCTGTGGTGTGCTTGCTCGCAAACGGATTATTTAACCAGGTTACTTTGCTTAAGCTTGGCTGGGCGTATTTAGCTGGCACGCCTTTGATAGAACATTGCTGTGCTGTTCGTCCCTTGCCATAATTAATGCAGCACTGCTCACGGCTGCGCAAACCTTCAGTTACCATAAAATCCTGCTTGGTAATTTCAATGGCACGCTTAACTACCTTAACCAGATTAGCATCTACTCCTTGCAGATTTCCTAATGAACGTTGGCTTAGTTTGTACATATCAAAACCTTTCATGCATAAAAAACCAGCCGATGAGCCATCAGCCGGCATGGTATAAATTCATATAATTCAATCCACTACAATCAAAAAAACCGCAAAAACAGGGTGCAGCCGGCACCCTATGAGCCACCTATTTCTGCCGTTCGTCTGTATCTCCAATCATCTTCTCTGCCCTGTTACAAACGGCATTGATCAGCTTTTGCGCCATCTTTGGTGCGGTTGCCTTAAACGCATCCAGTAGAGACGTGGAAGCCATACCGGCAAATACACCAGCACCTGCAAATAGCCATGGGTGCTCTTGTGTGAAGAAATATTCCGTTAATGCTGCCGCAAAAACCATACCTATAACGATGAATGTAACGGTTAGCACTGTCCCATAGCGTTTGTAATCAGACACCACCAGCGCGCCCAGAAAGCCACCGGCGAGGGCAAAGCAATTGGCTAGTGTGAAAGCTTCGTTCATCATTCACCGCCTTTTTTGTCTTCTACCCGTTTGGTGTGTTTGATTAGATTCCTGCCGGCAAGGGCGCAGATAATGGCAATAATGGGATAGGTGGTCATGCCTGTAGACAAAGGTGGGTATGCTGCGATAAATGCTCCGGATATAACCACCCAGATTAAAGCCGACCAAATCAGGAAACAGCCCGATAAGATATTGCTGCGGCTGGAATGAAAAAAGGCAGCAAATAGCTGCCCTGCTGCCACAAATACCAAGATGGCCACGAATATCTTAGGATGAAGATGTAGGAATTTTTCGTATAAATCCTCTTTAATCATATCTTCGCCGTGCAATGCAAATACTAGCGCAAATCCCAGCATAGCAAACCCGCTTAGCACTTCAATTATTCGTGTGCCGGTACCAAATAACCAATCTTGAAATTTGTCCGGTAAAAAGCGTAAATCAAGCAACCAGTGTAACCATTTAAATGCTTTAAGCATGGTGAATTTACTCCATAAAAATACCGCCAGTAAGCGGTTAGTCGTTTAATAAAAAAGCCAGCTACTAGCTGGCTTGGGTTAATGTTACTATCATCGAATCATTCGTCATCGCTATCAGAAAAAATAGAAATTGCTTGCCTATCCTCTTCCATTTTTTTAGCACTCCCCATTAAAGCCGATCCCCACAAAGTAAGTAACACAGCTAAAACTGCATAGGTAATTCCATGCGTGCCATTGATTATGTAGTTATATGCGTCACCACCAACATAAGCATTTCGTGATAACGATTCAATTTCTGAATTTTTATACACAAATAATTTATAAAGACTTAAACAAGCAAAAATAACCGAGCCGATATAGCATATAAGTCCCAAAAGCACAGAAATACCCTCAGGTTTATTATCTATATCATTGTATTTATTGTTACTTTCAAATTGTTCCCGTTCAGTTTTAGGTTCAACTTTCTGTTCTAGCTTTGGTTCGGTTGGTTCGGTTGGTTCGGTTGGTTCGGTTGGTTCGGTTGGTTCGGTTGGTTCGGTTGGTTCGTTGAAAATAGTTCGCCATTTCGCATCGTATTTTTTGCGCGCTTCTTCATTGAGTAGTAATTGCTTACACTGTTTCAGGTCATCTAATGAAATCGTCTGATTCTGCGCAGCGTTTTTCATTGCCTGCGCAATATCTTTTGGTGTTGCAGTTGGTTTGAGTTTTAACAATTCATATAGGTTTTTAAATGCCATAACTTTTCCTTTGCGTAACGCGCAAATGTTATCACAGCATCCGGAAAGCCAGCACTAGGCTGGCTTAAATTTGCTACAAAATCAAATAATGAATTTAGGGTGCAGCTCTTCAATAGGTACGTCTAATCGTGAATGGTCGCACATTCCCTCCGCCACTCGCATACGTTTAGCTAATTCCAGCAAATACTCGGCTTGTTGTTTTGTCTGCATCATCAGTTTATCGAACGCTTCCATGTTAACGCAGTTATAGCCGGATATGTTCTTTACATGGGTAACTATGTTGTTTCTAACTATCACCAACCATCTGCCATCTTTGTTAATGTTAGGCAACACCTGCCTGTCGGTAACAGCCGATTTAAACAGCACCGGCGCATCTGGCGTGCTTTCTAAGTATTTCAGTGCAGCGGTGTAGTGCTCTACCGGCATGGTTTTGTAGCTGTCTATTCTCAGGTAAGCATGTAAGCCGGCATATATCTTCTGGTACGATTCGCCTGTACGCTGGCTGCGCTGCTCAACTGCTAATTGAATCTGTAGTGTTTGCTCTTTGTTAATTAGATGGTAATCATTACTAAGTCTTTTACAGTTAGCTTGTTCAAAATCCAAAAAAGTACGAATTACTTTTAATGAAAATTCTGGGCTTATCCACATGCCGTAATGAATTACCAACTCCATACATACAAACGTTCCAAGTCCTTGTTTTGATTGAATAGACGGAATTCCGTCTATCTCCAATTGTTCAATTAAATCATGGGTTTGTTTATTTTGCAGCCAACGGCGTGGAGCGTGCTTATCAAGTGCCCCTGAAGCTTTATGCAGGTCATTCAAAGAATATAAGCCATTTTCATTACGGATTTTAGTGCCAGAAATAGCTACGATTGTGTTCATGATAGATTCCTTTTGGTTACTTTCGATATTCACCCAACGGGTGGCCGAGAGGTTCGAAAGCCCCCAAAAGTAAGGCTGGAATTATTTCCCTTGCGGGTATTGTATTCTTCACCCTCTCGGCCATAAAAAGGAATCATCTAATTTTGGATGAGTAGACGATTAAATTTTACAGGCACAAAAAAATCACGATTACCGCCGTGATGCGGCTTTTGGGAGGTTTCGACACCTCATAAATCAATCATGCCAATACCAAATCAGTTTGTCAACAACTTATACAAATCTAAACGTCCGTTGTTGTCGTAATCGTGCTGTTGGTAGCAAGGCCGCGGCAGGCATCCATAAAGTCGTTACGTAAGTCATAGGACTTATTAGCCACCCTCATATATATCGGTATAGCATTACCGCCCTGCAACTGTGTGCCCAACTCAACACCAGCACCACCCACGGCACTGTCTAACCCTGCTTGCGTCAACGATAACTTGATATCGGTATGCCTGTACGCTTCACCCAGTACGGTAAACCATGCACTGCCAGAAGCACCTGAGCCGCCGCTATCTATCCACCATCTCGGCTCTTCGCTGCCGGTTACACCCTGAGTAATACACCTGTAAATATAGCCATTGGGGCGACTTGGCTCAATTATGTTGTTCCAGTAGTAGAACTTGTTAGGCTGCCATTTTTTTATCAGGTCAACCGGCTTGAGTATAATTTGAGCATCGGTTTCTGGCCTTAATACTTCGTCATTCTGGTTACTGCCAAAATACAGCACTGTATCAAGAATGCCAGTGCCATTAAATGCAAGGCGCACATCGGCTGGCTTCTGCATTTTTTTATCTGCATACAACATAAATGCCATTTTAATCCTCACTGTTCATTCAATCAGCAACATGCGTGTCAATAGTAGGGCAATTGATTTCACTCAGATTAATTTGCGCAAAAGTTCCCGGCTTGAGTGGGTCTTGATCGCCTGAGCCACCAATATCAACTTTATTGTCGTTATTTCCACCTGTTCCGTTGCCACCTGAGCCGCCATTTCCACTCGGTGGGGGATTGCCGCCGTTGTTGTTTCCACCATTACTTACCTCTTTTGTCTCTGTGTAAATTTTGGCCAGCACCCCACCGCTTGGCTTGTCTATGTAAATTACCCCTCGATCGTCGTTATCGTTGTACTCATCCAATAAGGCATCAAATTCAGGATATGTTAAAGCGTTACTGTAGACCTTGGCCTGTGCCACACCGCCGTTAAAAGGTGTTATGTCCTTTTCGTCTTCATATTCCACCCATGTGTCAGTATTAAAGTCAAACAGCCAGAAATAGCGGAACTCTTTTAATGGCACAATGTTTAATTTATGATAAGTGAACTTATGATAAATGCCAGCCAGCCCGAAGCCGTTGCTGCTGCTAAAATTCAGCCCTATGCTGCTCCAGCGGTCGTTATCGTTCAGGTATATGCCGGTTTGGTTTTTTGTTACGTCATCATTTGCGGCATTGCGCTTGCGATAGTATGTGACAATCTGTAAATCCTGAATAGCAATAATCAGTAATTCATCTCGGTCATAATCCCCTTTTTCGCCATACAACACACATAAAATTAAGGGAAAGCCAGCAAATTGCCCCGGCTTAACACGTATGGTTAGCGCATTGCCATACAGAATTGATTCATAGGAGCTGGTTAATGCGCTGCTGCTTGGCTCATTCTCGACTGTTTTATAGCTATTCACTAATAAGCCCTCATCGCTGCCATGTATTGGGTTAAATGTATCTCTCATTTCTTTATTTTTTGGCATGACATAGCGGCCGGTAATTTTGTCTTGCCATGCTGTACTATTCTGGTACTGTGCACGCCCAAAAGGAAAAGATGCAACCGGATGGGGTGAGATGTTGCCCAGTGGCCGGACATAACACCAGCCGTTATGCTTATAAACTTTTAATAACATACCCATCTTTCAGCCTTTCAATAGTGTTGCGTTTATAAAAGCGGGCAATTGGTCTGCGCTATCAACGCCTCTTACTTCCAGTAGCATTTCGTCACCATCGTGCATATGTGTGAAAACAACGGGGTACCACTCCTTTGTTTCACCGTCCACATCATCTATTGGTAGTAATATTTGAGTCTTACCGTTACGTGCGTCTATAACCAGGGTATTCCTGTTAGCAATCTCTAATCTGTCGTTAACATAGGTTATTTGACTGGGCTGAAAGCTCTGCGCTGTAGGTGCGCATAAAATCCTTGTTCCTGCTGGCCATTCTGCCAGCGTTGTGTCTTCCATGCCGTCCCGGCAGATTATCAAGTCTTCCCCATACCGGTTATAGACATCTATCAGTTCGTATTCAGCCGCATCGGCACTTTGCAGTGTCAGCCGCATGTAATGCTGCCCATGGCTATTTGGTATAGTTTGTAAAAGTAATTCCGCGGATTCTTCATTAAGGATTAGCCTGGCATCTTTTTTGTTTAATGCCAGCTCTTCGACCAGGGTGGTACTAAAGTTGTTTTTATAGCATCTCATTATTGTCGCCTTTTTCTTTGGTTGCCAGTGTGTAATCGCCGTGTATGATCTTCCACGTTTTACCCGCTGCCTCGCTGTGCAGTAAAAAACCACCGTCAGTTAAAGTGATGCTGTAGTGGTTGTCTTCTTCATCCTTGAGGTTTAAACCACTTAGGTTTGCCAGGTTTTCGGGCAGTAGTCCCTGATCAACAGGATGAGCGGCTATAAACTTGCCTGATTTTGGGTCAAACCTCAGGTCAATGATGGCACTATCCGGGAAGATATCTACACTCCATAATCTGGTCACACCTTTGTCGGAAAGTGTTACGAAAGGTACATTCATGTCTTCGCCCGTTTCGTTACCATCTTCATCGTATTTATTCCGATAGTAAAAGGTTACGTCCTGTTCAAAATACTGTTGCACACCCTCTGAATAGTCAAACGAAGGAATGAAATGGTCAGCAAATTTAACGTTGGCTACATTATCCGCGGTGATTTCTTCATCCCGGGTAATACCTGCGCTTTGCAGGGCATAATCTTTAATCAGGCTAACGCCGTATACCAGATCATCTGCAAATTTCCAGCGCGATTCATACACTTTGTAGTTATCCGCTGGCAATCCCCAGTAGGCTTGTCTAGCGTCTAATGTCCAGTTATATGCTGAGCCGTATAGAAACGGTTTTGCGGGTGTTTTCCATGTGTAAACCATCTCCCCATCTTCGGGAATTTTTTTACCCGCATAGCGTTCGGTATCTTTAATGAGCCCAAGCAGTTTAGTGAAATTCATTTCCTCCGCTATCAAGCTGTTTTTTTGATGGTATGAGGCATATAGTTCCAGCCACGCGTCACGATTGTATTTGCTGCCTTCGTTGATGTAGGTGCAGATAAAATCAAAAATCTGTTTTACCGCTTTTTTGTAATCGTCGCGATTGGTGGCTAGTAGATTTTCTTTTATCGGGACGGTTGTAAAAAATGCTTTGGCGTCTAATGCGTTGGTTTTCAGCATTTTATAGACTACATCTTTAAGCGTACCGTTATTTGCCCGTTTAGGGTTAATTCGCACCTCTTTTCCAAACCAGCCCGGTAGATCCAATAAATCCAGTGCCATCCACCACCGGCGCGCAAAGAAGTCAAGATCATAATCAAGCCCTGTGCCCATTAAGACAGCTTCGTGACTGTCTTTAAGCTGCAATTTGTACCATATGTAATCACTGAAACGTTTTACATCGCTGTTTTCGCAAATAACCGCACTAGGATCAAGAAATATACGCACCTGCCGACCGGTGTTTACTTCAAACAAGCCCTCAATGGCGCGTGCGCTGGCAATGGATGGTTGGCCGTTGCTGTTGAAATGCAATAAGGCGTGTTTGTCCAGACAGGTGTTGCTTTTGGGCATGTCACCACCATAAGGTATGTTGGATACCCCTGTGGCACCGCGCAGTCGCGGGCGGTTTGGGGTGCGCTCATAGCCGGGGCGGCGGTTACCAAACAGTTTGCGGAAATCTTCTGCTAGGCTCATGTTCAATACTCATTTTTTATGACAGGTTAACTGCGGAAATGGCTCATTGTGTGGTATGGCCAGATTAAACGTTTTATCGGCGGCATTAACGTCCAGTGTGTCGGTGCTCTTTTCTTCTATGTCCGGCATCTGCACTCTGAATGCGATACCGCGTTTCATTTTGGTGCCTTTAAAGGTGTAACCGGTTTCTTTTCGTACATAGCCATTGCATTCATAGAGTTTGAATTTTGGCTTGCCGATAATGATGGAATTGCCTTTGTCCTTTTCTTCCTCTTCTTTCTTTTCATCCTCATCTTTGTCCGCATTCGGGTCTTGCTCAATCACGTCAACGCCATAAGGGACGATATAGTCGTTTAATATGAATTCCTGCTGAAACGTTTCACAGGGCAGTTGCGGCCGCTCGCGTGGTAACTCTATTTCGCTGAATGTCTGTGTGCGGCTGCCGGGATTCATGAAAAATTTACCGGTTAGGGTGGTTTTGCCGCGCTTGCTGGTAAAATCCCAGCTATGGCTATATGCCGCTATTTTGACGTTGGCATTAAACCGTTTTGTGGCCACATGTACGGTATGGGTCAGGCTGGCAACCGGTAGAAACTTGCAATCCATGGTTATGCTGTTCTGCCGGTGGCTTTCCAGCATACGGGTATAGCCTATCTGCACTGCAACCCGATAGCCATTGGCAAATTCTCCGGGGATAACATTGTCGATATTGGTTGTATAGTCGCCATTTAACTGCTTTACTCCTTTTGGTCTTTTGTAATGCTTTTCACTGCCCCAGTTTCTGGCCATTTTGTCATCATCACTTTCGTGATTGATGCTGTAGGTAACTTTTTCCTTTTTTTCGCCATGGATGGCAATGGATTCCTGATTCTGTAAAACAATGATGTACTTTTCATCAATCGCCTGTTTCCAGCGGCGCATTGCTTTCCATGAAGCGGCCAGCGCGTATAAATTGCTGTCGCTGCCGATTGGAATCTGCACTACATTGACAATATCGTGGCCATTTTCGTCTTTTTCGCCTGTTGGCTCGTAATCATATTTATAATCGGCTGCTTTCCATATCACACCGTTATACACACCCGGGGGCGGTGTGCCTTTAACCCACCATTCTCCAGTTGTCCAGCCGCCGCCATTTGCCGCACTCTGTACATCGGCCAGTTTCGGGGCGGGCCCCTCTGCTGCCACTCGTATGATGTAATCAAAATCGCTCATAAAGCTAAGATAGCGGTAACTAAAGCTGATTTCTCTGTGAATCAGGCGATCAAACTGGTGGTGTAATTCGATTTCAACACGGTTGACGATGGAAACGGCGCTGCTCATCTCTAAGGCCATATTGGCTTCGTAAACATCGCAAGCGCTCAGTGTCCAGTCAGCCACTGGTTTAGGCAGCCAAGACGTCAGATGCGCCTGCTCTCGGGCATCAAAATCAAATGAAGCAGGTATGGTGCTTAACCGGTCGGTGAGCTGCGCGTTTTTGGTCTCATAATTCTGCTCTTCACCAAAAATCGACGGTGCCCAGTGGCCAATGCCGTGAATGGTGTCAATGCTTAATTTTTCGACTGATTTGCTGCGGTCTTTGGTGGCATTGAGTACGCGCAGACGGCCTGAATAATCTATTTTGGGCATATCTATAACGCCAGAGAATATCGGGTACAGGTATTTATCTGTCTGCGCGTAAATAACGATTTGCCGGTTATAGTACTGGTATATATCAATTGCGCCGCACGGCTCCCGCAAGTACAGGCTGGCCGTGGCCGATTCACCCTCGGCAAAATGTACTTCACAGGTGCGCACTACGTTGCACAGTTCAACGCCGGCCACAAATATCCTGATAGCGTATTTCTCACCATCAAAGCCTTGTGCGTATCTGGCACGCATAAAGCAGTTAGGTGCGGGGTTTAGTACCTGCTGGCCAAGCTGTAGCAGTTCGTTGTCACATACCGGATTGACTACCTGCGCTATATTTATCAGGTCGCCGCCGCTGTCTGTTTTCTGGTAAACATGACAGGTAAAGGTGATTAAATCTTCGCTTTGCTCTATGGCACGTACGGTACAGCCAATGCGAATTAATTCGACGCCGTCGCTGGTTTCTGCCTGTGCTGCCTCGCCGTTGTCTGTGGCAAGCAAGGTTGTGTTGAGTGAAGACAATCCCAGCATGTTTAAATTCCTGTCTATGCGGTTGTTTCGGTGATGGTGGCATTCAGCCTGATGCTGATGCACGGGTCGGAGCGGTCGCTGCGGACGCTGTTACTGGCATTGGTGACGCGCATATACACCGGTATGGATTTGCCACCCTGCAACTGTGTACCCAGCTCCAGCGCAGCGCCGGCATTTGCCGTATCCAGTCCGGCATACGTCAGGGCTAGCTGAATATCTGCGGGCTGGAATTTCGCCCCCAGATTGATAAATGTTGTACTGCCTGAACTGCATTTGCTGCCGCGCTCTGCCCGCCATGCCGGCTCTCTACTGCCGGTCTGGGCATTGTCCAGACACTGATACATGCAGCCATTGGATACGATCGGCTCAATAATATTGCCAAAGCTGTACACGCGGTTTGGCTCCCATTTTTTTAGGCGGCTGGCCGGTACCAGCATGATTTGCTGGTCTGATTTTGGTTTCAGTACTTCATTGGGGTACGGGCTCCCAAAAAACAGCTTGAACTCATTTTTACCGGCGCCGTTAAAATCCAGTTGATAGGGGTTGCTGGCTTCCATTGTCATCTGGGCATCGGTATACAACATAAATGGCATGGTTAAACCTCATTAAAAAAACCGGCCATCCGGCCGGGGTTATCGCAAATCACGGGCAACGCTGTGTAGCGTATTCTTGAGCATTTGCTTGAATTCATTGGCACCATTGGGTGCATCAAAAAGTGCTTTTAAAGTTACGTTCTTGTCGCCGTTGCTGATTTCCACCTTGATGGCCTCCATCACTTTAATCATGTCGTCGATATCTTTGGTAGCATCTTTGCCTGAGCCAAAGCCGGCTGGCACCATCGGGGCAGACATTAGGTTGACTTCCGGTGCAGATGGTCGACGGCCACTGATAGCGGAAATGCCGCCAATGCTCCGCTCTTCTTCCCGCTTCTTTTTCCAGTAAGCTTCTTCCCGTGCACGGTACTCTTTACTGAAGATACTAATCGGCTTGTTCTTATCTGCGCGGCTGCCGTTCTTTAACTCTTCCGCCGCCTCGGATAAATCCTGCGCCGCCGCTTTGGTATCTTTTTGCGCTTCATCGAATGATTTAATCTGCTTGAGCATGGCCTCGGCATAACGTAACTGCTCCGGCGTGGCGCCATTCTTACGCATACCATATAGCTGCCGCTGAATGGCATCCATGCCCAATGTTTCAACCTGTTCTTTTAAACTCTCCAGTGTGGCCATAACAGATTTTTGTTTCTGTATCTGCTCAGTTAACGCATTAACCGCCTGTGCCTGCCGTATCTGTTCATCGGTGGCATGTGTCAGCCCCAGCCGGAATGCAATCAGGCCGTTTTTACCGCCGAGAAGTTCTGCCTTTGCCTCCTGCGCCTGCTGTACCATGTCTTTCAGGGTCTGCTGGTTCTGCAACTGCTCCCGGTAAAGCTTGCTTTGCGCCATGGCCTGCCTGGCCTGTTCCATCTGCGCGCTGGTGGCATTTTTGGTGGATAGCTGAAACAGGGTCAGCCCCTCTTTACCACCAACCAATTCCGCCTTGGCCTCATCGGCACTTTTACCCAGCGCTTGCAGGATATCAGATACCGACTTGATGTTATCTATCTGCTTTTGCAGGCTTTCGTTGGCCAATAATGATTGGGTATACTCTTTTAACTGCTCATCTTTACCCTTTAACTGGCCAGTACTTGCTTTGGCTACCTCCGCGGCAACCTTTGCCGACATGCCGCCAGCCATTAACTCTTTCTGCTTTTCCAGCAGCGCATTGCTCTGTTCTTGCGAATCAATTAATGCCTTAAAGGCTTCATCAACCTTTTTTACACCCGCAGCAGCAGCCTGTGCTTTTTCCTCAGCAGTTTCGAATAGGGGAATATTTCCGCCATAGGCGTTCATTTCCTTAGCATATTCATTACTTTGTTTGCGTAGCTGATCAGCCTTATAAAGCCGCTCTTCAAGGGCTTTTGCGGATTTAGAACCCGGCTCTATATTGAGCAGCTTAAATAGTTCATCTTTCGCCTGATCCGCTGTTATTTCGCAGTTTTTTAATTTTTCCTCTATCTGCGCAATCTCTTTCCTCGCCATGGTTAGCCGCATCTGCGACACCTCTGGTTTTTGAAACACAGTCGCATAGGTGTCTACAGATTCAGCAACCATTCCACCGATTGCCTTGTTTCTTTGCTTAATGATGTCGTTATATTTTTTTTCCGCCTCATTTCTCAGATGCGTTTTTTCTGTTGTATCCGCGGCGGCGTATTTTTCTTTTAGCTCTTCTATGGTTCCTATTTGTGCCCGGAGGGAATTGGTGGCCACATCGGTAGCTTTACTGATTTCGTAATAAGTAAATGCCGCCGTGGCCAAACCCGCAACCAAACCAACCCAGCCACCTTTGGCCATGCCGGCAACACTGCCGATTGCGCTTGCTGCCCCTGCCGCCCCTGTGGCGCCTGCTGCACCACTGGCTGCACTGCTCGCTTTGGCGGCCGCCAGAAATTTAGCTGCGGCCGCCTCTTTCAGCATGGCCGCGGTGGATTTTTCTGATGCGGCAATTTCAGCATATTTGCGGATAATCACCGCGGCAATGGAGGCAGCATATTTGCCGGTATAGACAGCCGCCACAGTACCAACGGCGGCAGCAACCAGCCCTAGGTGACTACCTAGCCATTCCAGTACTGCACCGGCTTTCTGGCTGGCGCCGGTGGTTTCGTTCAGCGCACCAACAAAAGACATCACTTTGTTTTTAAGGGTGGTGGTGGCTTGACCAATGGTCTTATCCATCTTGCCAAATTGTGCATCAACGGCTGCCGACTGCTTTAATATGGCATTGGCCACAGCCTCGGATGTCAGCTTGCCACTGGCTGCCAGTGCACGCAATTGCCCGACTGTTGTCCCTAATCCTTTGGCTAGTGTCTGCGCCAGCCCCGGCGCCTGTTCCAGTACGGAATTTAATTCCTCACCGCGCAATGTCCCTGAGGCAAACGCCTGTGACAACTGCACCAGTGCCGCTGCCTGTGATTCGGCCGAGCCGCCGCCGATTACCATGGCTTTATTGATGGTATCAGTTAGTTTCAGCAGCTTGCTGCCGCTGATTCCGGTTTGGTTTTGCGACGTGGCCAGCTTGTTATACAATTCAGCCACGGTACTCAATGACTGGCCGGTATTGTTGGCACTGGCCATTAACTGGCTGCGCACCTGCATTAATTGGGTAGTGGAATCAATCACCAGCTTCAAACGGTTGTTTACCGTTGTCCACTCATCCGCCATTCCGGATAACTGTTTCATGCTGCCAATGCCCAGCATGGCCACGGCCAGATGCTTTGCTTTAACCGCGGCCGCATCCAGCTTGGCATTAAATTCATTCAGGCCTTTGACATCAATATCCCCTACCTTGACTGCAACCGGAGGCACTGCATCCATCTTTGCCGCCGTTGGTGTGGCCGCTTTGGTTGGCTCTGGTGCCGCCGGCCGCGCTTTTCTCATGGCCGCAAGGGCGGCTTCTTCCGCCTTGAGCTCCCGTGTCCTGATTGTGGCCAGTGACAGCAGTTCATTTTGCTTGCCAAAATTCACCAGGTAGGCATTTAACCCGGTAGAATTGTTCTGATACTCGCTACTAACCTTTTTTAATTCTTCCTTGTATTTGCGTACGGATACGGCAGTCTGTTTGAATGCGTCTACCTGTTCCATGGTGACGCCCAGATTTAACAGGGTTTGGGCTCTGGTGGCAATGACTGCATCGGTCAGGCCGTTAACACTGCGGGCAGACGCCTGATAGGCGCGTGTCAGTGCCTGTGCTGCTTTTTTGGCCTGCTCTTCCGTGCTGCGTATGCCGGAAATAAATCCGCGCGCGTCGATACCCACGCCTATGGTTAAATCTTCAGACATATCTATACCTCTATTACCATTTATCTAATGGGCAATGTAATCCCCAGATTTTTGCTTTGGGCTTGATAAAACAGCCGCACCGCGAACACCGGTCAAGAGTGTGCACCGGTGCCCCGGGTGGTGTACCTGCTACCCAGCGGTTGATTTCTGTGCATGCCGCACAAATGGCTTTTTTGCGCTCATAGTTGCTACTGCTGTCGCGCTGCGCCTGTGCGCCCTGATTACAATCACATCCCATACAACGCCCTATAGAAAATAGCGGCACTTGGCCGCTGTGTTAGTCGAGTGAATCCAGAAACGCGTCAACTTCATCTGCATCATCGTCACCACCTGAATCCGCAACATCCTGACTGTCGGTTTCATCATCCGCCAGATCAGGTAACAACAGGTCTTGTAATTGAATTTCATCATTGCCGGCCGCCCGTGCTGTGACTAGGGTGTTATAAGCCAGATACTGCTCAATACGCCATTGCGGGAAACCGAAGCGGTTGTAATAATTCAGATAGCGGTTAAATTCGCTTACCGGCCAGTCGTCAATTTCTCTGGCCGGGATATGTAACAGCAAAGACAGCTCAATTATGAATTTTTCGCGTCTTGTAACTGCTTTTTTAACCCTGCATCTCCGTTGATCAGGAAGAAATGATCTTGTACGGCCGCCAGTACTTTGCTGGGTAGGTCAGCCAGAAACTCCAAATCTTCGCGGCTATCCGGGTAAAACATGGGCTTACCATCCTGGTCGACAATCATCAGCGCTTTTTCGCGCACGCCATTTAAACCATCATCGTAGCTGCTTTCAAATTCACTGCAACGCTGAAAAAAATCGGTCATTTCGCGCACATTGAACATCTTGACATGCAGATGCCCATCGTACGGGGCAATATCCGGTACGGCACTGATTACTGCTTTGCACATATACTGGCGGGCGGCATTGACAAAGGCTTCTTTTGTGTTTGCGACGTTGGTCATCTTATTTTGCTCCTGTTGTCATATCTAACTTACGGCTGCGGCCATTAATTTGCAGTTCGATAGAAAACTGCCATTTATCGCCACTCTTGCCATCCCAGTCCAAGCTGGTGATTTTTACCTGATAACCGCGCATATACTTGCTGCCTTTGGGTTTTAAGGTAAAAAATATGGTCTCCAGCTCCTCGGCCATCTCTTCCAGAAAATCCTGAACTTCTTTGTCTGGCACCCACAATCCGGACAGGCTAATGGTGCCCGGCTCTTTTTCCAGCTCAGTGACAGCGCCCTCGTCGCAGATGGTGGTTGCATCGATTGCTTTAGTCTTGATCGCCGCTATCTTGACGCTGGTGGCATCACAGAAGCTGTATCTTTTCACGGTGGTAAATTTAGCATCGGTCACTGTGCCGATATCTTCCCCGTCCAGCGTCATCAGCGCAAATGAATCCTCATTACTCACGCTAACAAGATAATAGCCATTAATAGCATCGTTTTCGATGCTCTCAACCCAAACCGCATCACCAGTCTTTAAGCCATGACCTACAGATGTGGCGATGGCTGGTTTAGTGTTTGTTAAATCACTAATAACTTTTGTCGGCGTCTCCGGCAGGTCGTAAAAGTAAGTGCGGCTATTAAAACTCATCCCGCGCTTCGCACTTTTCTTAATAGCCGGTTGCCCTTGTGTTTTTGCCATAAAAAAACTCCATAAAAAAAGCCACGGATAATCGTGGCCTATATAAAAAAACAATTGTCAGTTAAACAATCAGATAATCAAAGGTCGCCTGATATTTCTTTCTATCAATATCGTAAGAAAAGAATGGCGCTGTTTTAAGCAGGCACTCGATTCCGTCGCTAGCCTGTATCGTATCCATCACCTGCTGCACACATTGCGCGCGTTCCTGCGCCGTGCTGGCATAAATATCCACCTGCACCCGCGGGTTGAAACTCTGGTAACAGTTTGTCGCCTCCACTTGCCCGGAAACAAGTACATAGCGCATGGCTGGCCACATGGCCGGGTCTGTGGCACTGTTCTGCACCGGTATCAGGTCTGGATAAACACGCCCACCGCATAAATCCCTTATGATGCTGTAAAAAATAGCTATTTCTTCCATTCTTTCTGCACCTCTTCCAGCAATATTTTGGTTGCTTCCTTTTTAGCCTCCCCGCGCTTATTGTCATAAGCTGGGCGCATAAACGGGTGTGGCTGCGGCATGTTAATACCGTATTCCACAAAGGTGGCAATCTGTTTTGCTCCTTTGGGAATTTCCTTGGAATTGGATACGGTAACAATATGCTTGGAAGTCAGCCCGTGCCGTTCCGAGGCGGGGATGCGCTTCATGATGATGCTGCGCCCGACGTGGCCGGGCTTTACTACTGTACAGGTTTTGCCGCCCTTGCCGTCACTGTTGTAAACCCGGTAAGGTTTTGGTGCCTTGTAGGCATTGTTTTTTGCCTCGTCCCGGATGATGGCTGCACCTTTGCCGGTGGCTTTTTTGGCAATGTCTTCCTGAACGCTCTTACCAAGTCGCCTTAGCTTTTTCTGCAACCTCTCCAGCCCGTTAACCTTAACGCTGAATGTCATCTTTAACCCTCGTTCATGCCCGTTGTACAAGGTAAATTAATTACTTCGGAGTGAATCGAATCCGGTAATACTGCCTGAATATTGAAAATACTACCCTTGTAAATAATCCGGTATTCAGGGGTAATGTTGGCTGTCAGTTTGCTTGTGCGCACCTGGATCGACACGGTACAACTTGCCGAATCCAGCCCGTTTTTAACAAATTCACGGCCAGACAGATAGGACATGTTTGCCCATACCTTGCCGACATCAATCCAATTTTTTTCAATATCCCCCAGACTGCCCTTGCTGATTTCCGGGCGTTG